GAGACCGCGCTTCCGATTCTGCAGCCCATCCTCGAGCCCGCCACGATCCCAACGGGCCTCTTTGCCGCGCTCTCCGGTCTCGCCACCAGCGCCGCACTCGTGTCGCGCATCGTCGCGCAGAGGGACGTGTGATGCGTCCGAACTGGCTCAAGCCCACGGCCCCCCAGGGGGGGAGCTCGAAGGCGCGCGTGGCCATCGCGTCGTTGAGCCTCTCCGCAGCCACCCTGGTCGGCATCGCCCTGCATGAGGGCTACCGCGACACCGCGTACCACGCGACCGCCGACGAGAAGGCCCGTGGCATCAACACCATCGGCTTCGGAACCACCATGAACGTCCAACCCGGCCAGCGCACCACGCCCGAGCGCGCGCTGGTGATGCTGCTCGCTGACGCCAACCGGTTCGAGCAGGCGGTCAAGCGGTGCGCCCCGGTGCCCATGCACCCCTACGAGTTCTCTGCGTTCGTCAGCCTGACCTACAACATCGGCGAGGGCGCGTTCTGCCGATCCACCCTAGTGCGGAAACTTCAGGCTGGTGCGTATTCCGAGGCCTGCGCCGAGATCCTGAAGTGGGACAAGCAGTCCGGCCGGACCTTGCCCGGCCTGACCAAGCGTCGCCAGCAGGAGTACCGCATGTGCATCGGGGAGGATCTGTGATCTTCTCGATCTTCGACCCGCGCGTCATCGGCGCGTACGTCATCAGCCTCGTCCTCGCGGCCGGGACGGGCTACCTCTACAAGGCCCACCGGGTGCGCGTCGAGAACGCCGCGCTCGAGGCCGTGGCCCAGACCGCGCAGGAAGCCGTCGAGAAGACCACGAACGCCACGGACACGGTCGTGCTGAAGCACATGCACGCGCAGATCCGCGAGAGCAACGCCCGGATCGCCGCCCTGCTGCGCCAGATCGAGGCCGCGAAGAGGAGTGCGCAAAGTGAAGCCCATCCTGCTCCTGCTGACTGTCGCCTGCCTGACGGGCTGCGCGACGAGCTCAATCGTGCTCTCGACACCGCCGGTGCCGAGGGAACTGCTGCAGAGGTGCCCCGACGTGATCGCTGACCCGCTGACGACCGCTGATCAGTTCGACACGGCTCGGGCGCTCGCCCAGGCGGCAGGGACGTATCGCGTGTGCGCGGCCCGGCAGGCGGCGCTGGTCGATGCAATCGAGGTGCGTGAGTCGATCATGCGCTCTGTCAGAGAACAATTTGAAGGAAAACGATGAGCGACGAACCGGACAAGCTGACCAACTACCGGCTCGAGATGATCGAGAAGACGCTGACCGCCGTGAACGAAAATCTGGAACGGCTGGCGTCACTCGAGGCCAAGCACATCGAGACCCGGGAAGGGCTGGGGCGGGCGTTCGATGCGATCGACAGGACGAACAGTCGCATCGACGAGCAAAACGATCGCATGCGCGCCGTCGAGCTCGAGATGCCGACGCTGAAGCTGGTCCGGAACTGGATCATCACCGGGGTCATGGCGGTGATCGGAATCCTGGGGGCGGTGATGGTGAAGTTCTTCGTGATGGCGCCGGTGTGAGCACTCCGCGACCGCGCCAGACGACCGTCCGCAAGCCCAAGGGTGTCCGGATGGACACGGGGCTGACGCCGCAGCAGGAGGCGTACTGCCGCTGCCGGGCGACGGGCATGACCATCTACGAGGCGGTGGCGTCGCTGGGCGACTTCTGCCACCCGAAGACGGCCGAGCGGTGGGAGTCGACCAACAGCGCGGTCAGGAAGCGCATCGCGGAACTGTCGGCCATCGCGGACAAGAACGCGATCCTGAAGACGGGACTCGACCGCGAATGGGTGATCACGCGCCTGCAGAAGGTCGTCGAACGCTGCATGCAGGCCGAGCCGGTCATTGATCGGCAGGGCAACCCCACGGGCGAGTACAAGTTCGACTCCAGCGGCGCCAACGCCGCGCTGAAGATGCTCGGCGACACCCTCGGAATGTTCCGAGTCCAGGAGAAGAAAGAGGGCGACGAGTAGACATAACGTCCTGATGAGGAGATCCAGCGCATCGCCTTCGAGCTTGCCCAGCAGACCGGCCTGATGCCTCAACCCGCTCACCTACCGATCGAACATGACACTTCCGGCATCATCGACGTACAACCTGCCGAAGCACCTCCAGCGTCTGCCGCCTAAGCAGGTCGCCCTGGCGCTGCTCAAGGAGCTCAAACGACGGCAGGACCGCAACAAGCTGTCCAGCTACAAGCCGTACCCGAAGCAGAAGGAGTTCCACGGGTTCGGCGCGACGCACCGCGAACGCCTGTTCCGCGCCGGAAACCAGTTGGGCAAGACGTGGAGCTCGGCCTACGAGATCGCCTACCACCTCACGGGGCAGTACCCGGAGTGGTGGAAGGGCAAGAAGTGGAGCCGGGGCGTCACGGGGTGGGCGCTGGGAGAATCGATGGAGTCCACCCGGGACACGCTGCAGCGGCTGGTGCTTGGCCGGCCTGGGGAGTGGGGCACCGGGACCATCCCCGAGAACCTGATCATCAACGTCAAGCGCGCCCAGGGCATCCCGGACGCGGTCGACTGCGTGTTCGTGAAGCACGTCTCGGGCGGGATGAGCCGGCTGTACTTCAAGTCCTACGAGAAGGGGCGCTCGAAGCTGCAGGGCGAGACGCTGGACTTCGCCGCGCTGGACGAGGAACCGCCGCTCGACATCTACATCGAGGTGCTGACCCGCACGAACGCGACCAAGGGCATCGTCTGGATCACGTTCACCCCGCTGCTGGGCATGTCGGACACCGTGCGCCGCTTCCTCGAGGAGGCGAGCCCGGATCGGGCCGACATCAACATGACGATCGACGATGTCACGCACTACTCGGAGGAAGACAAGGCCCGGATCATCGCCTCCTACCCCGAGCACGAGCGTGAGGCGCGGGCGCAGGGCATCCCGATTCTGGGCTCGGGCCGCGTTTTCACGGTCTCCGAGAGCATGCTGCGGGTCGATCCGTTCCCGATCCCCGACCATTGGCCCGTCATCTGCGGCATCGACTTCGGAATCGACCACTACACGGCCGTCGCATGGATCGCGTGGGACCGCGACACCGACACGACCTACCTCTACGACGCGATCCGCGTCCGCGGCCAGGAAGCCACCCCCAGACACGTTGCTCCGCTCATCAAGATGCGCGGCGAATGGGTGCCGGTGGCGTGGCCGCACGACGGATTGCAGACGGAAAAGAGCTCGGGCATCCAGTTGGCCGAGATCTACCGCCAGGAGGGGGTCAACATGCTCTACGAGAAGGCCTCGCTGCCCGAAACGGGGGCCGAAAACGGCCACCAGAACTCCCGTTTCAGCGTCGAAGCGGGCGTGATGGGCATGCTGCAGTCGATGGAACGGGGGAAATTCAAGGTCTTTTCGACTCTGAACGACTTCTGGAGCGAATATCGCCTGTACCACCGCAAGGACGGCAAGATCGTGAAGCAGGACGACGACTTGATCTCGGCCGTGCGCTACGGATGGTCGATGCGGCGCTTCGCCGTGACCGTTCCGAACGTCGGGAAAGGTGTGATCGACCCAAGAAGGCCTACTGACATGTGGATTTGACGTTGAGAAAACGGCAGCGCCGGCCCTAAAATGGCGAAACCCCCGACGGCGGCAACCGATCGAGGGTCTCTAACCAACAACTGAGGACGCAGTCGTGGTGTGTGTCGATTCTAAGCTCTGTCATGGGTGCGCGCAAACGCTCCCGTTCTCATCGTTTTCCAGGTGCGCGTCCAGAAAAGACGGCCTTCAGACCCGCTGCAAAGCGTGCTCGAAGGTGATGACCAAACGCTGGTTTGACGCGAACAGGGAGCGCCACAAGGCATCTCGTGACGCATGGTACGAGCGCAACCGCGAGGCGAAACTGGCCGCAAATGCGGAATGGGAGCGGCGAAAGGCGGCGGAAAGCCCAGAGTACTTCCGGAAAAAGCAGTCGAAGCGCCGTGCTGCGCTTCACAACGCCATCATCTCGGAGAGTTACCTCGACGAAATCAAAGATGTCTACGACGAGGCCCGCCGGCTTGAGCTCCAGGACGGAATCCAGCGCCACGTCGACCACATCGTCCCTTTGCGCGGCCGTAACGTCTGCGGCCTGCACGTGCCGTGGAACTTGCAGATCATCCCGGCTAGCGAGAACCAGCGAAAGTCGAACAGACTCGACCACGCTGTCGCCGTCGCGAGGTCGAATTGCGACCGTGTGCCGACAATACCGTTGGCGTAAAGCATCCAAGAGCCCACGACATGCCAATCGGTGACATCCAGTTGACCAGCGCGGCGTACGACCCGGATCGCGATTCTGCGGGCTACCCCGGCGCGAACGCTGGAGGCCCGACGCGCGGCAAGACGTTTCAGCCCGACGAGAAACCCCGCGGCAACGTGGTCATCGGCGAACAGCCGACTGATCAGACAGCAGAAACCACGGAAGACTTGCAGAATTCTGCGTTGCCACGCGCGCAAGTCGAAATGTTTCTGCGCGAAATTAAGCATCAACCTCATTGGAGACGTGAGGCTGATCGTTGCGCAG